GGCATTGGGGCGTTTCATGGAGCAGCCCGCCAACTTTGCACTTGCCTGCGGCTACCAAGGCTGGAAAGGTGCTCACACGGTCATCTTTGACCGCTCGGCACTGACCATCAGGATCGAAAAGCGTCAGCGCAACAAAGATTTCTCCTACTGAGCGCAAGACAGGAAAACGAGCAAGTTGTAGTAGCATTTCCCTAGCGGAAAGGACCCCCCATGACCAACTCATTTCGCATCGACGATCTTGACCCCATTGGCAAGTCGGCCTCTCGCATCCTGAAGGGTGGACCCGGAAGCGGTCGCCCGTTTCGAGGGAACCAGCACCAAACTCTCAACTCTGCGCTAGACCACATTACACAAACGGTTTATCAGGGCAGGGGGAGGATTGAGAGAGACTCGGTTGCCGATGCCCACCGTGCAGCGGCAAAGGAGCATTACAGCAGAGCAGCCGGACTTATTCAGCACGCCCAAAAACAAGTTGACGCTGGATTGTCAAACACGACTGAGCAATACAAGCAAGATGTTCACGATGCGATTGCCGCTCATCTGCTTGCGGCAAAGGCTCACGATGCCGCCGCTGATGAAAACACAAGAGGGGCGGCTTATGGCCCCGGAGCAGTAAAGCCGTACAACCCCGAACAATCCACATCCGCATCAAAGACGGCTTTACGCCGTTCAGATAAGGCAAAAGACCTTACAGAACTTCTTTCCTAAGTAAGTAGTGGAATGTCTGCCAACCCTTTGACCAAACGGACAATCACTTGACCCAATGGTGGTCGTGGTGCTTAGACGGCCTCGGTCTGACTTGCACCTACCTAGTTGGTAGAAAGTTCTGGTGGGGCTGGCTTGTCTATCAGGGCTACAACGCTGTGTGGATTATCTACGCCATCACCACTCGGCAGTGGGGCTTCCTGCCCGGCTGCGTCGTGTATGCCACCCTCAACCACAAGAACATGAGGGCGTGGCGCAAAGACACTTGACGAGGGTTCATGCCACCTGCTAGGTTGTCGCCATGAGTGACTTTGACCACTTGGTTCCCGACCAAGCCTTACTCAACGAAGTCTGGGAAGCCGCCAAACTCCTAGGCTACCTCACCATGCGGGTAGATGAAATGCTCGCTAAGCGGTGCAAGTTGGAGAAGGAAGCGATCAGCCGCCGCCTCGCCTACGACGAAGCAGAACTCATGCGCCAGATGGTGCAGAACGAAGTGTCGCTAGAGGAGTACGCCGAGAAAAGCGTTCAGCGGCTCCGCATCCACATCGACGCTTACGGTGAAATAGATGCCGCCCACAAGAACAACTCCAATCGGTTCAAGCAGACCGTTCAGGACAAGTTGGAGGAAGGCAAACTCAACGCCGTGATCTCGTTCACCATTGACGACCTACAGGGGAACCCCAATGCCGATTAGCGAACAGTTCCTCGCCCAAGCCGAACGCAAAGAGGAAAACCTGCAACAGTTCGCTAGGGAAATCTCCGAGGCAACCAACCTAACCCACGGCGAGAAGGTTATCCAAATCCTGTTCGCCCACTACGCCTTTCAGTCCGAGATCACGGAGTTGGTCGCTGCACTCGGACCAGACGAAGCCACCGTCGAACTCCGCAGCATCACCTACGGCGGTTTCACCGCACTCAACAATGTCGTAGCCACCATTCAGGCAAACGGACTCCTTCCAGCCCTTATGGACGGGAGCAAAGTCGAGCCTGTAGCACTTGACCAAGGGAGCGAAGCGTGAGCAAGCACAAGGAAGCCCGCAGCGAGGACAGTGAAATCCTTGAAAAGGCTCGCAACTACATGAAGCACCTCACTTTGGAGTATTACCGAGGCAACCTGCAAGATGTGTCGAAGCGTCTGCTGCTAGAGCGCATCAGCGAGCAACTGAAGTGATGCCAAACGGTGCTACACTTGCTAGTTCACCTCACCGTTTGGAGAGCGAACCATGCTCGTACTCGACCCGATCACGAAGCAACTGTGCCGCCGCCCTCGCTGCGGTCACGACAGAAATGACCACACCGACGAAGGTTGTCGCCAGTGTGAGTGCACCCACTACCGTTGGTCGCCAAACGCCGCATAACGCTATCCGCTGCGGACACAACCTTTCTGGCTGCATTGGTGGCCGAGTTCCAAACCAAACCCTAGGAGGGGCACAATGAACATTGGAGATTACGTCGAGGCAACCGACGACATTCGTGAGCCGCTCGGCGATCACCTCGTCAACCAAGGCAGGCGTGGGCATGTCGTCCGTGTCGCCGCCCACGGCGGACCATACCCCTACGAGGTTCTGTGGGAGAACAGCCGCCTGACCACCTTCGTCAACTCGTTCGATGTGGTCATCGTCGAAGCAGCACCGGTGGCAGACGAGGGCTGAGGTGTCTATTTCAGCACCGGACATGGTGAACCACCCACCGCACTACACGAGCGATATGGAAAATGCACTAGGAAAACATCTTTCCCCGGAGAAGTAGTTATGATTCCAACTATTAGAGTGAATATGGAGCCTAAAAGGTGGAAAAAAAGCCAACCAGCAGGAAGTCAAATGGAGGACAAGGTGAAATGGGCAGTGGAAATCCTGAAGCAGTACGCTCCGCAGCACTTGAAGAACACGACCCTGTAAACAAGCCTGCTCACTACCGGAGCGACCCATCCGGGGTGGAGTGCATCCAAATCACCCAGCACCGGAACTTCTGCGTCGGCAACGCCATCAAGTACCTGTGGCGAGCCGGATTGAAGGATGCTGGCAATAGTGAAAAGACCATTGAGGACTTGAAGAAGGCCGTGTTCTACATCAAACAAGAGATCACCCGACTAGGAGGACAGCCATGACCAGAGAACCACTTGAACAGTCCATTGACCACGCCAGAAGTGCCGAACTGCACCTGACGGCGGTGCGTTGCTACATCAGCCTGAAGTCTAAGCCAGAGGGCGTTCCGGTTGAGGAATGGATGAAGCAAGACGAAACACCCGTCGATATTCACCTTCCGGCGAAGGACATTGACGGTGAAATCGCCTTCCACACCCTTGCAGCGCAGGTTCACGCTTCCCTTGCTATTGCGGCGGCGCAACAGTGAATAGCGTTCTCGCCTATTTCGCAGGCGTGATCGCAGGGGGAGTTTTCACCTTGGCTGCCATTGGCGGTTGGCTGCGGTGAGGGGGTTTCGGGGAGAGTGGGTCATCAAGCCCAACGGCAAGCATTACACTATCGTCGGTGTGAAGCGGCTGCCCCGTAAGACCAAGAAGTTCTGCACCACCGTCCTGAACCAGTTGGACGGCACCTGCGTCATGACCAGCACCGCTTACCTAGAGCATTGGAGCAACAGTGATTACCTGCGTGAACTGCAACCAGCCCATTGTCCTACTGAGCAACGGGGAGTGGATGCACGCCCCACCGTTCTCGATGCCCTGCGCCATTATCCCGGAGCCAGCACCACAGCCACCTCAGCAAGTCAACATCAGTGAACTCATGGATCAACTCCGCCACAAAGAGGCTGAGTTGGCCTACCTGAAGAAGCAGAAGGCGATGGTCAAGTTCGAGGTCAAGATGTTGCGTAGGTTGGTGGAAAGAGCAAAGCAGTAGTAGGTTATGTTGCCTAGACCGGGGGTGAACCAATGCACTGCGAGCACACGACCGTCATCGTCCGAGCAGGCCGCTACCACGCCTATAAGCCGTGTTGGTGCGGCACAAAGCCCCCATACACCGATGCTGAAATCGCCCACTACCTCCTCGGCGCACCACTAACCGATCCAAAGACGGGAACCCCATGAAGTTCTACACACTCCGCAACTACAACCCGATGTTCGGGCTGAACATCCAAAAGTTCGACGGCAAGTGGGGTTTCTACCTCGACCTCGGGCATCATTCGTTGGTCTTTGAGCAAGGCCGACCTGAAAAGGAGTTCTAGTGGCGACCCCGATCCCCTCAGACCACGAACGCTGCACCTGCTATCACGGACTAGACGACCACGACCAAGACGGTTGGGGCAAGTGCATGGTGGAAAAGTGTCGTTGCACAGCCATGGAGCCAGAAATCCTTGGACATCCAGACGCTCCAACAGGCCGTTTCTAAGTGTTCTACTACTACGGACGCAAGAAGCGACTCGCCAAGTGGTATCCAGAGCCAGCGTTCGACACCATCATTGAGCCATTCGCCGGTTCAGCAGCCTACGCACTGCACGGCGAGAACTGGAAGAAGCAAGTCATCCTCGTTGAGCGTGACCCAAAGGTCGTTGAGGTTTGGAAATGGCTTATCAACGATGCCACCCAAGCCGAAGTTGATGCCCTTCCCCCACTGACCAAGGGCGAGAAATCAGCAGATTTCCTGCAAATCCTGCACTGCGTGAGCAAGGCTGCGTTCGGCTACAAGCAGATGACCGTCACCGAAATCATGGCGCAGAACTGGAACAACAGCCGACGCACCATGAGCGAATCGCTCCACAAGGTCAAGCACTGGCAAATCATGGAGGGCGATTTCACTACAGCCCCCGACATTGAGGCGACATGGTTCATCGACCCCCCATACAAGGGAGACCCCGGAACCGGCTATCGGTTCAGCAGCAAGATGATTGACTACGAGATGCTGGCAGCGTGGATACAGAGCCGCAAAGGTCAAGTCATCGCCTGCGAGGGAGCCGGTGGTGACTACCTGCCCTTCCGACCCCTGCGAGAGAACACGAGCGTTGGTGGAAAGCGCAATGTGGAAGTTGTCTGGACAAATGGAGGTTGAGATGGCAGACATTGAGGTTGATTTCACCGACGAGGAATACGCCCTCATCAAGGAGGCGGCTGACCGCAACGGTGAAACTGTGCAGGAGTTCTGCGAGCGTGCCGTCGCTCGGTTCATCGAGGATCACCGAGGCGAACTTTCCGCTTGACCCCCCACTGCTCGGAGTGCTAGAGTAGGGTTATGGCGAACTTCTTCACCTCTGACCTACATTTCGGGCATCAGAACATCATCGCCTACACGAGCCGACCCTACGCATCGGTTGATGAGATGAACCTCGACCTCATCGTTCGCTACAACTCCGTAGTCACCAGCGATGATGTGGTCTACCTCCTCGGTGATGTCTGCATGGGCAAGTTGGATGACAGCCTCGCCCTTATCTCTTTGCTGAACGGCACGAAGTATCTCATTCCCGGCAACCACGACCGGATGTTCGGCGTGACCGGCAATAAGTATCGCAATGCCATCGCCCGCTACATTGATGCGGGCTTTGCTGATGTCTTGAGCAACCAAATCCGAGATGACTTCGGCTTCGGAACGGCCACGCTCTGCCACTTCCCACCCTCGGGCGATACGGCTGAGAGCGACCGCTACGACGAACACCGACCCCAGATGCCACCACACGGCCTTCTTTTGCACGGCCACACGCACGGTGCATGGCGTAAGCGTGGGCGTTGTATCGACGTGGGCGTGGATGCGAATGGAGGCTACCCATTGAGTGCTGATGACATTGCCGACCTCGCCGCAATGGGCGACCATGTGCCAGCGAGGATCTTCTGATGCTGAACGGCTTCTTGCTCGGCTTCGTAGCCACCATCCTTATCTCATCGCTGTTTGTCCGCCCCGGACGATGACCCATTCCCAACTGACAGGAGAAGAACCGTGATACTCACGAACAAGTATGAAGTGGGCGATACTGTCCGTCACCTCGTCGGTGAGGACTGTGAGGTGATGGAAGTGGTAGTTGCCTACCGGCTTCGCCCCTTGACCAAACCACTGCCGTATTCACTTGCCACGCCCCAAGATGAACTGAAGTTGGTGGAAAGGAAGTGCCGCCACATCAGGCAGAGCGACCCTGATTATGACGGCAAGGCATTCCCCTACACCTACT